TCCATGTATTCTCCTTATTTATTATTTTTATTCCAAAGTTCAAAGAGTGTTCTAACCTTTAATCATTACCATCTATCATGTTTCCCCATATTGAACATTTTCCATCTATAATCTGTACTACATCTACTGTAAACTCACCTTCTCCGTAGAAGTCTATTATAGCAAAGGCATGCGCCCAGTTAATCCTTCTATTATCCAGCCAAGCATTAGCCTCGGTACTCATATCCTTAAGACAACCTATTGACCAAGCAGCCTTAGGACCATCCATGTGAGTAGCTGTCATATGTTGTAGATCATGCCAATGTCCATACATTATATTGCATCCTAGCCTTCTTAAGTGATTGGCAGTATGGTATTGACCTCCGTACTGATGACCGTGATAAAAGAACAATTTACCTATTTTAAGGAACTTTCCGAATGGATGGTAGGTATAACCTCTCTCATCCAGTTTTATGGCCGTTTTGAGCCTATATTGAGCCAAATACGGATATCCTTCTACAAATCTGTTAAGCCAGTTATCGTGATTACCTTCAATAAAGTGACGCTCATCACAATTTACGCTACTTAAAGCGTTGTCTATCTGGTCCATCCCCTTATTAACTGCCTCAATTTCTTTCTCTATATCTGGTATCATATACTCCAGAGGTGGTCTCTTCTTTCTTTTCCACTTCCACTGTGATACCGATTCCCATTCTCCTACATCCCCTAAGTCCACATATATACTAGGACTTACAAGTTTTATTGCTTTTACCAGAGTATTAATCGCAGGCTTGTCTTCATAAGGGAAGTGCTTATCTGGCGTTATTATTGCCCTCTTTATATCTTTGTCCCATCCCCTACTATCTCTCACTGAGAACTCTTTGCTGCAACTATTACAAAAATATCTCTGTGAGTTATTACCCTGCTTGTTAACTCTGACTCCATACTTCATTACCTTATCGGAGTTACAGTTTATACAAAGCATATTTCTCTCCTATTTTGTTTTAAGTTCCTTCACTATCTTTATCGAAAGATATACTAATGTAGCTATACCAACTGATAAACTTACAACTTCTGGAAGCCAATTCCAAAGGGAAATCCAAAACCCACCCATTCCTGCTCCTGTTGTTTTAAGTGTATCAATCATTAAAAGTTTGCTCCAAAAAATGTTGCATTATAAGTTACTCCCTCTTCTTCACCTTCTTCTGCTACCACCTCTAAAAATGGAGGATGCTCTCCTGATGTGCAAGAATGGTATCCAGTTGCTGTGTCTCCATCGTAATTATATCCCTCCCATAGAATACGATTAGAGCCATGAAAACTCCCAGGGGATGGAGCTCCTCCATAGTCATATTGATCTTCGTAAACTCGCTCAGAAACAAATACCAAATGAACCATATCATCATTTTCTGTATCTGTTCTTGCATCGGAATTTAAAGCGATTTCCTGGTAAGCTACATCACTATATGTTGGATCAAATGCATCATTTGCCCAGTAGTCCTCATAATTAAATACAGCATCTACATATTCGGTAACAGAAGATTTATCATAGGCTGCATCATCTGCGATTCCATCAAGTGCAAGATACTCAGAAGCAGTTATGCTACCATTACCTGCTTTATCTCTACCTTTTAATATAATAACCTCTTCTGATGTCCATCCAAGAGTGGTATCCGCAGCTTTCCATGAGGCTGCTAGATTGAATTTGGAAGAAGTGACAGTAGTACTAATAGAACTAGTATCAAACCAAAAGAGATCATGCCCTACATCTATTCTTCGTGTAGTTGGCGATCCATACTGCCCTGCTTGTGAAAAAGCATGCGTCCTAGCTCCACCATTAGGTATCCATCCATATAAAAACAAACTTTGATCTATAGCATTTATGGTAAATACACTAGCATCTTGCTGAACTTGTGATAAATTCCAAAGAGTTTCAAAACTATAATTTGACAGCCCTTCTCGATTAGCTAAGTGTGCATCTGTACTTACAGTAATATTTGTCGTACTATCTATATATGCACACTCTAATAATAGTTTTTGCATAATGGATTCTTGTGTAAGATATTTAGTATATCTATATATACCATCTCCATTGTTTTTTAAAGTATGATAAGTTCCTATATTAATAGGTATAAAATCTAAATCAAGTATTACAGGGTAAGGGATTCTGTACTCCTCTCCAGTTCCACTATCTATTTTAAATGATCCATTACTATCCGGTTTATAATAAGAACTATCTACTGAGACAGAACTATGGCTATAATTAAATACAGACCTAAGACTGGTCTTGAGAGCATCTATAGTTGTATCCATATAACCTGTATTTTCAAATGTTTTTCTTAAAAATAAATCCTTTACAGAATCAGGTATCTCTTTGGTGTTTATAAATAGAAATACCCTCCCAAGACTATCCTGTATACATGAGCCAAATTTCTTCTCATTAGAATCTGTAAAATAAGCATCCTCTGTAAAAGTACAATTCCATAACTTGCAAAGTCTATCACGAATAAATTCATAAAACTCTAAAGATAAGTTCTGATTCTGAAAACACATACATATAGTATCTGCCATATACATACTACTATTTATATTAGCCATATCTGTAGTTGTATATCCTGATAGGGATATGTCCGAAAACTCTTCAGATTTATCTAAAGGACTTGTCATAATATAATTATCAGTTATCTTACCTATTATAAGATTAATCTTTTTTGCATCAGTAGCTTCTAATGGATTAAGAATATGATTCTCCCATATATTTTGTCCAGTATCTTCACCAATATCTGTGATAGCTAAAGAACAGGGTTTTCTAAACTCATAACTACCATCATATTTGTTATTCTTTACAGCCATATTTTTTAAGTGTATGTCAAATTCTATCTTAAAATTTGTAGCAGTACCATTATACTTAACTAACTGCCTTGTAAAGGTTTTAGTATTATGAACTATCACGTCCCCTAGGTCTACCTTATTACCTGAAACATCATTCTTGGATAAATCTATATCTTGAGATACTCCATCAAACTCAACATTAACAATACTCCACTCCATCTGATTAGTACCATCCTCCTGTGTTTCATCAGGTCTAATACCAAGATATTTAGTTTTACTACCATCTTTCCTTATACCAACAGAAGAACTATGCTTTTCTCTTAAAGTAATATTACCTATAGCAGAACTAGCATCAGCATGGCTCATATCAACATCTTTATAGTTGCCAGATTTATCTTTATAGTAAACTGGGCCACCAAATAATTGATGAGTTTCCTTGCCTTGTATATTAGATACTATCCTACTTGTCCTTGAAGTTGGTATCATATGCTCCTAACCATTTTTTAAGCTCATTATACTCCTCGATCTTCCTATCATAGATTTCTTTTGATAGTTTCCTGTTATATTCACCACATTCATCATTGCCCCAGTCCATTATGAAAAGTCCAAGGAAGCAACTCCAAAATAATTAGTTCCATCAAAATAAAAACTCAATATATCTATCTCTCCATTACCAGTAGAAAGCGTAGGAGCTTCACCTCCTGCCCATTTAATAGCTGTATCCCATGTTCCAATCACATCACTACCATCTCCTTGAACTACTTTTAAAATAACATTACAAGGGCCAAGAGGGTCGGCAAAGTTGCAAGTAATTCCTGTACCAGTAATAGTAACCTTTTGTTTTTGACTGACATTCCAATCTATTTCTTCAGTTGCACCATCACCTATTGCATTTGCAGTTTCAGCAGCAAAATATATAGTATTGGTAACCTTTACATCACCAGCATCTGTAAATCTAGCAACCTCATTGCCATCAAATTGTTTTATAACTAAATCTTTATCATTTATTTTCTGTTGAATAACACCATCACCACTATTTTCATTAGTAAACTCTATTTTACCAGTAGCACTTCCAAACTTCATTATAACCTGGTCGCCATCTGCGTCTAATTCTATATCACCAACTGCATCAATATAAAGACCACCATTAACATCTATGTTTAAATGAGCAGTAGCACCTCCTCCATCTTCTCGAGTTGTAAAGGTTGTTTCACCATCTTCTTCTACTTGTATTTTAAAGTAATCATCATTCTCTGCTGGACTTACTATCTTTAGATTATCTCCATCAGTAGCACACTTTATTTGAACCTCACCTGTATCACTAATCTTAATACCTTCATCCCCACCATCATTGGAGATATAGTTACCATTAAGCTTTAAGTTCTTTTGAAGCTTATGATTAGGTATCCCTATTGCATCTGTTTGCATTCTAGGCATTTGTAAGTACCGTAACTAAAAGATATTGATTTATTGTTGTATGTGTTGGCTTCTTATATGATAATAGATTTAAATTGCTTAAAGGCAAAGATATGGATGCTGCTGGAACAAGTTCAATACTTTCAACCTCAGAACTTTCGTCTACATATTTTCCAAGATAGATAATATCAACATTAGTAGATAGTGACTGTATTTGAACTTCCTTGCTTGCAGTATTAGAATGTAAGCGATGCCAACTAGTATCATCTGCTGTATCTATCTTTAAACTTGTAACTGTATCAAATGTAGCGGGAGTAGTATCTAAAGATTCAACCTTAACAGTACCAACTATAAGGTTACCACTACTACCTCCAGCTAGTAATGAAACATCTCCACCAGCAGCATTCACATCAAGACGACCACCAGTAACTGTTACAGCATCGCCATCCACATCTACTAGAGTTCTTGCTCTGCCATTGCCGATTACATCAGCCATCTAATACCTCTTTAAGTCCAGCTTTATCTATATTATCTATCTTTCCTTTCATCTTCATCCTGGCTACACCATCAAGAGCTTCTACCTTCCAATCTTTAAAATCTCCCTTTATCTTGCTCACTTTATCCTGCTCTTGCTTAATAGCAATCTCGATACGCTCTTCTGCATCATTAACTCTACTTTCTACAGAACCAATCCTAGACATAATAGTAGACAGTTCATATTCCTTTACTCTTTTCATCTCACCCATATCTTTAAGTTCTGACATCCTATCTGCTATAGCATGATCTAGTCTTCCCATTTCCTGTCCATTCTCAAGCTTCATCTTTTTACCAAAGTCTTCTACCTCTCTGAGCTCTTCTTCCGCTATTCTTTTGGCTCGATCTATTTTAGCTTTAAAGGCACTAAATTCGCCTTCTGCGGCACTTTTCCTGCTGATGTAGGATTCTACACCAGTTTCTAGCTCATTTAACTCTACAGCTAGCAAACTAAGCGTTTCCTGGCCTATTAGTTCCTCTTTCTTGATTGCTTTAAGTTCAGAACTAACATGCTTAAATTCTTCTTTCTTAGCTTCTAGTGATGTTACGAACTTGAAGATCTTATCTTTCTTAGCTTCTAGCTTTTGATTGCCTGCCTCAAGAGAAGCGGCTTCTTCAGAAAGCCTTTCGATTTCAGCTAGTCCCTTAGTTACATCATTTTGTATCTGGGATATTTCAAACTGTTGAGCTTCCAGTTCATTATTAGCATATGCCTGTAAACCATGAATATCTTCTAATGCTTCCTTAGCAGATGTGCATTCAGCTGATAAAGATTTCAGCTCACTCTTCTTAGCCTTAATATCAGCATCCATCCTATCATTGATAGCTTTAAGTCTATCATTAGTCTTAACTATAGACTGTTTAAGATCTTTCTTGGATATCTTAGGTTTCTTAGGGCTAAACATTAATGGAAGGATAACAAAGCTACACTATCACTTACCGCGCCAGTCTTGCTCTGTATTGCAAATGAGGTTAGAAGTATTCCAGTAAGAGTAAAAGGAAGATCATTAGGATCTATCTTTATCTTTTTCTGTGCATCAGTCTTCCCATTTAAAGTCATAGTTAAAAGATCATCAACCTCCAATGAAGATACTCCTGTAATAGTTGGTTCTACATATAATACTATCTTCTTTGCTGGATTATCTTCTGTTATATAAGTAGATGTATCATCAGTCTCATCATTAGATAAATCCAGTATTTCCCAGTTCCAATCAGTATAAGCACCAAAGTTTACCGATTCCTGTGTTGAAAACTCTTGTAAGCCAAAGTTTCCCATATTCTTTCTCCCTTGTTATTTATTATGATGAAGCAGTTAGTCCTAGGTTTTCAAGAACTACCAAAACAGCATTTACTGCTGATTGTGTAGAAGCTGCATCACTTCCATTTGTAATATGAGCTGCTTGAACTACTGGAGCAGCATTAAAAAATCCTATCTTTTGTCCTGTTGCTGTACCAATTTTAGTTCCAGTAGTTGTATTGAAAACTATATCAACTTCATCACCAAAAGTTAAATCGGCTGATAGATCTTCTATATGTTCACTACCTACTGCATCATCAGCTATTTTTGCTGCTGTTACTGCATCGTCATCCAATTCTGCCGTTTGAACAGTTGCACCTACACCTGTTGATTTAAATATTGAACTTATCATGATTGCTCCTTATATTAAGACAATTTTAGCAGTTGAGTCTGAACTTGCTCTTATCATTTGTAAGTATATTTTCTCACTATCTTTAGTTACAAGTCCTTGTGGAATCTTGATAAAGTGAGTCCCTATCTCTATTCTTAGATCTTTTGCAACAGCAACAGTATTAGTAGTTGAAGTTGTAAACTGAATATGAATAGGCTGATCAATTGTTATACCTATAGTATGATAATCTGATATATCCAAGGCATCTGTACCATGGATTGTATCAATTACTGAACTTGATACGGTGGTAGCTGATCCAGTTGTCCATACTCCTGATGAATCTGTATTAACTGCTTCTTGTACTGAGTATCTATGTATGTTTGCCATATTAACCTCCTACCCTAAGCACTGGCTGTGCGTGAACGGGTTCGTTTATTGTTATCGTATTCCATGCGCACCAGGAATAACTGCCCTGCTGCCCCAAATTCTTGAATTATTATGTTTCTCTAATATTATACGAAACTCTCTCATAAAATATTCTTTCTGTTCTATCTCCCCTCGATCTTCGGCTATCTTACCTTTAACATAATATACTAAGGCTTTAGCTAGATACTCTGGTAGATCTATGCTATCGAACTCATCATTTAGGACGTTAACATCTGCAATCATATAACATGGATCATAATTTACTTTATAAACCGTTATACTAGCATCTGTTGCAAAATGAGAATCTCCAGTTTGAATCTCATCTATATCATCTTCTGGATTTAAAAAATACTTAGTTCCAAGATAGGCTTTTTGAGTACTTTCTGCACCAGCATCAGTTTCTGCAATAGAGGTTACTTTATATAATCCCTCATCTCCAGAAGCATCAGCAACAGTCACAAGTGCAAAATCTCCAACAGAAAATATTAAATTAACCCATATATTACTAGTATCATTTCCATGCAGATAGCCATCAGAATGGACTTTCACATCAGTAGTAGTAGAAGAAAGTGCACCAGTACCATAATTACCACCTGGTTTTGTATAAGTTTTAACACCGGCCGAACCAATCGATTTTACCTTATGTAAACCATTCCACCTTGAACTATTTCTAATAACAATATGATCATCCACACTAATATCTGCCAACGGGGTGTACGGTGGATCTGCAGTTAAAGTTTCTGAAAGAATGGGAAAAGTAAGATAACCAGCTGCATCTACATACCACCCACCTAAAATAAACTTCGTATGCCCTAATAACGTACTTCCATCATTTGCACCTCCACCTCCCAAAGTATATCTTGGACTATAAGCATATTCTATCTCTAGTCCATCAGCTACAGTAGCCACAGGACTTTTCCATGCTAATGATCCTGATGGTCCTATATCATCTAATGAAGGTTGTCCTAGAGTCTGTCCAGCTCCACTAACATTATCAGACTCTACAAGAGCTAATTGTCTTCCCCGAATATAATAAGCATAAAATCTTCTAGCTGCCATCTGCATCCTCCGTAGGTGGTTTAGAGATGGTTCTAGGTATGCTACGATACTCATCCCTGCCATTACCATGATTCTTACAACGAACATCTATCACTTTAATCATGTCATTAGGAAACTCATAATAACGCTGATCTGTAGTAATATCTATACGTTCTATATCCACATGAGTTTCTGAGATCATATTCATCTCATCTAGTCCATCTTTGATATAAGCGATGGCACGACCAGTCTCGGCAATGCCAACGCGTTCCATTAGTTCTTTAACCTTCACTTTCTTCCTTTTGAGGGTGTAGTTGGAGTAATACTTCTAAAGCTCCCTGAACCTTAGTAGCCATAGTCTTATGAAAGTCTGCTCTTTCCATATGTTCTTTTAGCTGGACTCTTAAAGTGTCAATAGCTTCTTTAGCTTTATCTTTGGGCTCCACAGCCCCATTTGTACTATGATCTTCTATCACTTCTGCGTCTTCTATTTTTTCTTTTACTTTACTCATTGTTTCTCCCGTTTGTTATGCGCTTTCTAAGGCTGTCACCTTAGCTGTTAATTCTTGTATTGCTTTTATGAGTGGTCATCATAAATTCTAATCCACTTGTGTACTCCATTTATCTCTATTCTTATAGCACCAAATTTTGCACTTTCTGTAGTTGTATCTGAAGATATATTGGCTGCACCATCCACAGCTGATGTTCCTATAAAATCAATAAATGTTTCATCTTCATCGCCTTGGTCAAGTCTAAGGACTGGTGCTGCCCCACCTGGAGTTGACTGGTCAACATGGAGAGTTGCAGTTGGTGCAGCAATCCCAATGCCGACAAAACCTGCATAGTCAATAGTCATCCTAGGTGCGGCAAGTGCATCA